TTATTACCGCCGTCGTCAACAAGAACTTTTGGCAGGTCGGCGTGCCGCGCAGCGTGCACAGCAAGGAGCAAGAAGGACACGGGCAACTGCTGCTCGTGCGGGTAGGAACCAAGGTAATCCACGGTCAACAGGTCGCCAAGTGACACCTCGTGGACGGGGTGGAATCAGAGGCGCACTTGCTCGTGTAGCGAGGGGTGTAGCCAACCGTCTTGAGAGACGCCGTACCAACCGTCGTTAACCGGGAGGTGAGCCGTGCTCGTAACGGTTTCTGAATTACAAAAATACATGGACATCCGTTTTTCAAACCGCCAAGAAGAGGCTGCGGAATATGTCCTTGAAGGATTGCAAAGCGAACTAGAGGCTTATCTGCGACGACCCGTTGAAGTGAATAGTTTTGTTGAAGTCCATGTGATGGACAATAATCATGTCGGCGTTCCTATGTCATCTTTTCTTTATAACTATGATAATAATTCAACAACAGATGAATTAATGAATCTTGCTCAACCTCCAGTAACTGTTTATTTGGATAATTCACCAGTAACAAGTGTTGAGTCTGTTGTCCTTATTCACCCAAATAGCCCGACAGAAATCCCCCAAGTAGAGGGTCGTGATTTCGTTGTTAGGAAATATGGAATTGATTTATATACCGCTTTTGCTAACGACAAGGTTGTCATAACTTATGATGCTGGTTTAAATGGGGAAAATATTAAAATGATGAAATTGATGATTCTCAGAGCAGCGACTCGTGAAATGCAAAACATGCACGACGATGTTGTTGGGGTGAAAGACCTTGAAACAAGAAATGTTGCACCACTTGAAACAGGATTTTTAGAAAAAGAACTTCTTGCGGTTAAGCGTTGGCGTAGACACAGAATTGCTTAACCATGACTGTTAGCGTAAAAGTTACTGTTCATGCTGAAAAAGCCATTAAAAGAATGCGCGACATGGAGCGCAGGTCTAAAGATTTTCGTGCAGTTTTTAGGTGGGCTAAAAAAGAATTAGAAAAAGCAAATAAAGAAAACTTCGCAGCATCTGGTTTGCCTGTTGGCGGGTGGGCTCCACTTGACCAAAAATATTCTGCTTGGAAATCAGTTAACTTCCCGGGTCGCCCGATTCTTGAAGCCACAGGTAATTTAAAAAATAGTTTGGTGAGACTTGACGGTCCGACTAACAAAATTCGTTTAAAGTCAGCCGAATTCGGAACAGATGTTGAGTACGCAAAATTCCATCAATATGGAACATCAAAGATGGCTAAAAGACAGATTGTTTACGAACCACGAGGTTTTGCTCGTACATTGGCTGAACACACTGGCGAGTATGTTGTATACGGGCGGTTCCGATGACAGAATTAATGCAGGGCGCACAGTTCGCTAAAGCATATGTTAATAATTATTTGAATGCAGATATCCCTTCGCGTATAAACAAATATCGAAGTGGCTGGAATCTTGATGACAGAGAATTGCCTACACCAGAATTTTTTCTGACTTACGAACCAATCGCTCTTGACCATTGGCCGACAATTATTACTGTTGCTATTTCTACTAACAATTTTGAAAGATTGATGCTTGGCGTTGCTGGTGACCCGATGTATCGAGCAAATTACAACATGAGAACATATATTTGGGCAAAAACTGAAGGTTCTGAGGAAGTCACTTTGATGCGTGACCGTCTTACGACGGTTGTGCGGGCGGCTTTGCTTGATAGACCTTCTTTGAATCGCCACGATGAGGTTTATGGCTGTGATGCCTATATTGATGAGTCTTCTATAACTGAAGAATTTTCTGACCTTACTTTAATAAAAGGTGACAGAGTATTGGCTGGTGCGTATTTAGGCTATGATTTAATGTTGAACGAAATAATGTACCGAGACCAAATCAGTGATTCATTAGAAGTAGAGACAGAAACTGTCAATCTTCGTGGGGAATAGCAAATGCGTGTAATTACCGACAAACTTTTTGAAGGCGAAGAGGGAATGGTGCGCGTTTGGAATCAAACCGATGGTTTTGTCGCTTTGACTGAAGAAGGGCATTTGCTTGATTCGCACAAAATGGCTTGGGTTGACGATAACCCTGTTGTGCAGAATCTTATTGAAATCGGTCATGTTATGGTTATGGCTGGCGTATCTAAGAAAAGCGCAAAAAAAAATGGGAAAACCCGAATAAAAGCCTCGGAACGCCAAGAGAGCGTTATCTCCCAAAGTCTTCCTGTTGCCCAAACGCAAGAGGTTGAAGAAAATATAAGTGAAATCAATGAAATTCAGGTTGCGTCAGAATCCAAAAATACTGACGATTTACTTGACAGTCTAATTTTGGATAGTTCGCAAATTTCAGACAATATTGACAGCGTTTCAGTTGAGAACATCTAACTAATGTATACTCGCTGTAAGCAATATTTCCTGAGTTGCATTAAAACGACGGAGGACGCCGGATGCCCGGAGTAACAATTTCCACAGCAGTTCGCACAGGCGCTATCAACACGGGGGCGGCACCAGCCGCCACCTTCTTTGTTGTTGGTCAAGCACAGCGAGGAATCGACAGTCAAGCAGTACTAGTTACATCGCTTGAGGATTACGAGACAAAGTTCGGTGGTCATGTAACAGGTCACTACACTTGGTACTCGCTTAAAACATTTTTTGAAGAAGGCGGAGTTAGCGCCTATGTCGCTCGTGCGGTAGACAGCGATGCTGTAAAAGCAGATATTGATTTGCTTGTTGGCGTCTCTGACCCAGGCATCACTTTGACCGCAGTAGGTCGAGGGACTTGGGGTAATGACCTCAGCGCAACTGTTGCATCAGTCGCAGGTGGCTTTACTCTCACAATCGGCTACTCAGGTGTGGGACTTTATTCCGCTTCATTTGCAAACTTGAACGAAGCAGTTTCAGCAGTGAACACTTCTGCAACTCTTTCAAACTATTGCACAGCCGCATTGACAGCAGGTGCTGATGGAACAGATGACCTCGCCGCTCTTGCCTCAACAGATTTCTCTGGTGGCACAGATGGCACAATTGCAACAGCCGACTTCACATCGGCTCTTTCAATGTTTGCCGAAGACCTTGGTGCGGGTTGTGTTGCTATCCCAGGTCTTGCGACAGGTAGCGGTGACGCAACAATTTACAACGCATTGAAAGACCACGCATCAAGCAACAACCGTATTGCTTTGTGCGGTTTCGCTTCAAGCGCAAGTCTTTCCAGCGCTCGTTCCGCTTCGGAAGCATACACAAGCACAGACGGTCATGAGTTCATGGCTTTCTACCATCCTTGGGTTGTTATCCCTAATGGTTCGGTGAGTGTTTCAATTCCACCTGAAGGTTATGTTGCGGGCGCTCGTGCTCGTGCACACAACGCTGTAGGTCCATGGCGTCCATTCGCTGGTTTGAATTCAGAAGCACAATTTGTTTCTGGTGTAAGTATTCCGGTTAGCCGTTCAGAAGGCGACCTTATGGAAGCGGCATTGGTTAACCCAATCCGTGTAATCAATGGTCGCGTCCGAATCTATGGTGCTCGTTCGCACTCGTCGGTTGTTGAACAGTGGCGTTTTATTACTGCCCGTGACACAATCAACTATGTTGCTGTTGAGGCCGAGAAGCGTCTTGAAGACCTTGTATTTTCGTCAATTGATGGTCGTCAAACATTGTTTGCGTCAATCATTAACGCAGTTCAAGCAGTTCTTGAACCGATTCGCATTAACGGTGGTCTCTATGAAGGTTTCACTGCTGATGGTCGTCGAATTGACTACGGTTACACCGTCAAGTGTGATGCTTCAATCAACCCTCTGTCGCAACTTGAGGCTGGCTTGGTTAAATGCCGTGTCGGTGTTCGGGTATCAAGCGTCGGTGACAAGATTGAAGTTGATTTAATCAAGTCAAATCTAACAACTGCTTTGGCATAACGGAGGAATAAATGGCACGCCCAGTTCTTTTTAAGAACCTCGCAACTCAGCGTCAAGTAGTCGCGAAGATTACCCCTAGCGACGCTAACGGGAGTCTTCCTACATTCCCTGACTATTTCACACAGGTGAGCGGAGGCGAAATCACAGCCTCTGTTGAGAAGGTTTATCATGGTGGAGACATCTTCCCTGAGACGCTTTGCGCACCTTCAGAAATTGGCGATGTGACTTTGACTGGTTATGTTTCTTCGGATGCGGACTTTTTGAGCCGTCTTCAGCAGTTGCGTCAAGTTGTTGGTCGTGTTCGATACAACATTGATGTGCATGTTTTTGATTGCGATATTGCAATTCCGGGTGCTGACAGGTCTTACACAAACGCTCTCCTTGTTGGTTTGACTGAGCCTGATGGCGATGCAACTTCGGGTACTCCAGCGACTTTTGCGATGACTTTCAGTATCTCAACTGTTTCTGTAGCACGCACACCGCTTGCATCTGAAGCCTAATCCCCTAAACATTTAGGGTTTTAACCCTTCGGGGGTTGCTTTTTATAGGTTGACCTTGTGTTAGTGTTTGCCCTATGAGCACAACAGACGACTTCAAATATCAAGTAAATAGCGAAACCGATACTTCGGGTGCGGATGATTTAAATGTATTAAATCAGTTAAAGTCCGTTATCCAAA